GTAACTTATACAAGTAAAACTGCAAATCAATTTGTAGGATTACCCACAGCTGTTGACGTTTTAAATATTGGAGATGATATAAGATTCAATAATGTTGCATATGGTTATTCATTCGCAAGTAATACAAATAAGATAGAAGTTTTAGTTACAGGTGTTTTAAAAGATTTTCCAATTCCTGATACAACTTTTTACTTTAACAAAGGTGATACAATTAAAGTTGGTACATTTGGTATTAATAAAAGTTCTGAGGACGGTAATTTTGCATCATATGTTTATAACACTTCGGTAAAATTCACTCCAAAGACAATTACTCGACAGTCAAGTAGTAGTTTTAGTATTGTTACTCGTTCTGATCATGGATTTTTAGAAGAGGACACAGTTGAAGTTTTAGATGTACAATCAACTTTGATTGGAGTTGGTCGTGTTTTAAGTGTTATTAGTAGTTCAACATTTATATTGGGTGATTTGCCTGGCGTTGGTGAATTTAATATTGCATTTATTCGTAGAAGATTAAAGAAAGGAAATAGTTCTCTTCACACTAATATTAACAAATATACAACTGATGTTCAAAATGTTTATGAACACAGTAATGATGATTCATATGTTGCCTCACCATCTTTGCCAAGTTTAGGTAATGAACCTATAGTTGCACCAGATCGGTCTGTAACGTGGACTGGCGCCACTGGCGGCGACGTTATACAGTTAATACAGGTTACAGAGGGTGCTGCGGATCATGGATTCTATTCTGGAGAAGTTGTCACATACAATGTCATCAGTGGTTTCTTAGGTCAACTAATTGATGGAAAGAATTATTATGTGAGTCGTGTTAGTTCAAACAATATTCGTCTTGCAAACTCATTACCAGATCTTGTAAATGGTGATTTTGTGGATGCGACAGGAAATGGTACTTTTAAAATCTCCGTTCCTGACTTAGCAAATAAAAAACTAGAACATCAGAAATTATTAAAGAGATTTCCTTTAAATCCTGTATTTGATGGGGCGCAGCGTGAGACAGCGCCAGGCACGACTGGCATGTTTGTAAATGGTACAGAGATATCAAACTATAAGTCAGGTGATGTTATATTTTTTGGTGGTGTTGAAACGATTGATGTTTTAGAAGGAGGATCTCAATATGATGTAATTACTCCTCCAAAAGTAAGTGTTGAAAGTTTAACTGGTGCTGGAGTAAGTGCTACTGCCAACGTAAAAGGTTCATTTGAAAGACTTGATATTATAGATCCAGGCTTTGATTATGTTGCACCACCAGCTATTGAAATTAGTGGTGGTAATGGTCAAAATGCAATCGCAAGAGCAAGATTAAAACAAGTTGATCATTTTGTTGACTTTGATGCATCATCTACAAGTAACGCAATCAACATAGCTGCTGATACAATTGGTTTTGGAACATTTCATAAGTTCCGAGATGGAGAGGCTGTAATCTATAAAACATTTAATACTGGTGCAATTGGTATCGCAAGCGCTGGCATTACGACAGACCAAATTCAAGAAACACCAGATCAAAGACTTGTTGATGAATCAATTTACTTTGTGTCAAAAGTTAATAATACAACAATTAAACTTGCAAACAATCAAAATGACGCTTTAACAAAATCAAATCTACTTAACTTAACTGGATTTGCTGATGGATCACAAAGATTTCAAAGTTTATCAAAGAAGTTAGTTTTAGGTCAAGTTATTATTGAAAATCCTGGCGAAGGTTATGAAAATAAAAGA